CCTTGTCACGCGGATGTCATACTTCCCCGGCGTGAGGCCTTCTTTCCGGTACTTCCTGCGGACCGTGGTCCTGGACGAGTCCGTGATCGTTTGCTCGCCGAGATCGGTATAATCTCCGGATCCGTGTGTGCGGTATTCGACCTTGTACTTCGCTTCCGTTGAGATCTGGTCCCCTCCATTCGTCACTTCATAAAGGCCGTAAGGGCACGTGATCTCGACCTCGAAGGCCTCGACGTCGTCGTCCTGGGTCGTGTAAACGTAGCCCGTGTCTTTGACGAGCATTGCGCCAACGTCCACCACGTTGTGGAGCTGCTCGAATCCTTCGATGATCGTCTGGTCGTTCGTGCCGTAGCGCTCGTATTTCGTGAGCCCAGTGAAGTTCTCGAACGGGTTGTCGTTGATCGTGATGTCTGAAATGCTGTCGATCACGCCTTCTCCGAGCGCGATCAAAAGGTTCAGGTATTCCTTGTTCCCGTCGTTCCAGGTGTACTGGTTGATGATGTTCCCGCCTACCTTGTGCGTTCCGTAAATGAGACCGACCGGGATCCCGACGTCCTGGACGGTCCGGACACCGTCCCACCCGTATGTCGGCGAGCTGTCTTCCAGGCTTCCGCTGCCGGCGCCGCCGAACGCTCCGAAACTCGGGCGCTTTGGTTTCTGGAATGCTGAAAAGATCGCGAAGCCCACCACCGCCACGGCCGCCAGAATGGCAAGGGTCCCGACCAGCGTCGCGTACGCGGCCGCCGTCGCGATCGAGGCTCCGAGCGAGGCCATGATCACCATCCCGATCGAGAAAGGATCCTTGAGCTCGCGCATGATGAGGATCTCGTCGTCTCCGTCCGGGATGTGCGCGTCGACGTCCTTGATCTTTCCGAAGCGCGCGGAGATGATGTGCCAGCCTTCGCCGTACGTGAACTTCGTTTCGTCCAGGTACTCGCGGAGCGTGGTCCCGCGAACGAAATCGACCTTCTTCTCGATGCGTCCGTCTTTCTTGATCTGGTTTGGGATCCAGACGATCCTGATCTGTTTACTCATAAAGTTTTTTTAGCCTGTAGTAGCCTTCCACTTTCGATAAAAGCATGGGTTCGGAGAACCTCGAAACAATGACGCCCTTCTTGGTCCCGTGAATGAATTTCCCGTCCCGGAGACAGATCCCGCCGTGGTATGCCACGCCTTCCATGCTCAAAAAAAGCACGGTCCCGAGAAACTCCGGTTTTGCGACCGGCTCCCAGTCCCGCCAGAGATTCTCCGCGAGATAGTTCCCGCCTTTCTCGTGCCACTTCACGTCGTAGTCAACGTCCAGGTCAAAGAGTTTTACGCCGAGCATTTCGTAAACGCAAAGCGCGAGGCCCCAACAGTCAAGGCCGGTCTTCGGATCCCTGCCCTTGCACGCGTACGGGATCCCGAGGAAGCGCTCGACGATCGTCTTTTCGAGCGCGTCGTGGTCCTTCAAGAGCTCTTTTTTAACCGACATAGATCGTCCTCGACGGGATGGACGGAAACCCTCCGAACCGGACCCGGTTCCCAAGCACCCCGCATCTCTGGAATGTTTTGTTGCACGCTGTCTCGTCGCCGGCGTAGCCGCACTGCGCGGATTTAAATTTCCACGCGCAATAGTTCCGCCAAAACTTCCGGGCCGGGAGCTCGAGCTTCATGATGTCAAACTTGCCGGCACAGATGAATTCCGCGGTATCCGCGTTCACGCCGTAGGAGTCTATGAAAAATGTGTCCTGGATGAAGGTCGTGGGATCGTTCAGTTTGTCTGCCCAGACCATCGTCACGGTGATCTTCTTTCCGCGGATGTCATAGGTCTCGAGATAGCCCTGGATCTGGCGCGAGATGTTTGAGATCGAGATCTTGAGCGAGTTGATCTCGCCGTTCGTGTTCTCCGCGACGTACTCGTGCGTGATCGGAAACTTAAGATAGGTGACGCCGTCAAAGACGACGTCCGCGTCGTAGCCGGCGAAGCAGAGGTTGTTCCCGCCGCCGTCGTAATCGTAGAGCGTGTAAAGATGGATCGGTTTATTCGAGAGCGCGTTCTTTGAGGCTTTGAAGGACGCTGTGTTTCCTTCGGTCGTCGTGCGCGGCATCACTTCACCTCAAGGAGCGTCACCTCAAAGTCCATGACGCCGTAGGCTTTGAGTTTTGGCGCGAGTTTGTCACCCTCAAAGCGGACGGTTCGTTGTATGCTATCGTTCGGGTTAGTCCAGAGGAAGGTCCCGTAGGATCCCGCGCTCGTATCAAAAAGCGTCTTCATCGTCCCGAATTCCGTGGTCGTCCGGTTCTTGTAGATGAGCTTGAAGCGCCGGCGAGGCGTGGCCCAAACCTGGCGCCTTTGTTCGGATCCGTTCTCGAACTGGCTGACCAGCGTTTTGTATTCGATTTCTTCCTCGAACACGTAGTCCGGGGCGAGTGTGAGTCCGTCTGCTGCCATGTTATGAGGTCTCCTTTATCGCGCGGCGGAGATCCCCGTTCGTCCGGATCTCGTTTGCGATCGCCGCTGTCAGTGTCCTACTGTTCCTGTAGACGTCATTCGAGTCCCAGGCTCTTACCACCTGGTTAATGACGACCGTGATCCCGTTCCCTCCGGATGGCGCATCCCCGCGGTTGATGGACCGGAGAGCTCCGCTTCCGCCGATCGCCGCCATCCCGCGCCTCGAGAGGACGCCTTCTCCGGTCTGCGCGATGATCGGAACTTCGTCCGGGGCGAGCCCGGCGTGTGCGTAGATCATTCCGCCTTCATGGAATTTAAACATGCCTCCCAGGAACCCGCCGATCGCGGTTCCTATGGGCCCGAAGAAAGAACCGAGCCCGGCGCCAAGGAGTCCACCGAGCCCGGTTCCGGAGTTGGTACCTGCCCCGCCCAGGAGGGAGCTGAACAGGTTTTTCCCAACGGTCGACACAAAATCTTTTAGGATGCTTCGGCCCATGCTCGCGAATAACGATTTCATGGAGTTGCTGAAACTTTCACCCTCAAATAAAACCTTATCGAACGCGTCCGCGAATCCGTCTGAAAACGAGTAGGCCGTGTCAAGGAGCCGCGTCTTCGTGTCCTGCATGACCGTGTCCAGGTCCTTTTTCGCGTTCTTCCACGTGGTCATGACGTTCTTGATCCAGGACGTTGCTCCGTTCGCCGCGTTCTGGAATGTTTTAGCAAATGCTCCGGTCCCGGCGTTTGCTTGCTGCATGTTCATCTTGAATGCCGAGATCCCGCGGTTCAGGCTGTCGAGCGCGCTCTGGATCATCCCGGAGGTCCCGGCCATCGCGGGATGCACCTTCGAGAGCCAGAGCAGGCCTTCCATCACCTTTTTAATGCCTTCGAGCATTTTCACGACCCACCAGTTAAAGGCGTAATCGATGGCGTTTAAAACTTTCATGAACGCGTCCTGGTGCTCGATCCAGGCGTATGTCAGCCCGGCGATCGCGGCAATGATCAAGGTGACCGGGTTCAGCATCTTTGCGAGCAGGCTCACCGCCTTTCCGACGAATATCGTGATCGCTCCGGAGACGAGAAGGATCTGTCCTACCAAAAGGGACCAGTGCGCGATGCTTTGCATGATGGCGGGATCAATCGACCGGAGGACGTTTACGATCCTGGCGAGGTTGTCGTTCAGCTCCCGGATAGCCGGCATGGCGGCCTGGGCGATCGTCTGCGATAAAGACAGGAACGCATTATCCATGCGGATCATCTCGTTCCTGGCCTCAAAAGAATACTTCTCCATCGCCTTTGTCGCGGCGAGGAATGGAGCGGTCATGGTCGCGCCGACCGCGGTCATTCTCATCCCGGTCCGCGCCATCGCGGCGCCGGCCTGGTCAACGGATCTTGCGAAGTTTTGGAAGTCTTTTCCAGCCGTGGAGAGTTTCTTGGAGAATTCGTCTTTTAACCGGAGGATAATATTTGCGACCTGGTCATTCTGCGCCATGCTTCTTTTCCTCTTTCAATTTCTCCGCGTAGTTCTCGATGATCGCCATCGACTGCGTGAACATCAGCGGTTGATCGAGCCACCCCCCGGCGTTCGGGAGGAACCCTTGCTTATACGCGAAAAACATTTCAAGCATTGCCGCGGAACGACCGTCTACGGTCCGCAGAGGACACCGCCTTAAAACGTTTCCTTCGATCTCGTACTCGTTCGCGGCGTCTTCCGTGCAGCCCCTAAAGTCCCGGAGCTGCTTGTTACACGCTCGGCAGTCCAGGCCGTTTGCCTGGGCCCAGACTGCCAAGATCAGTTTTTTTTTGCGTCCTCTGTGACGAAATTGATCGCCATGATCCGCTCGAACAGTTCCATGACCACTTCAAACGGGAGCGCGTCCAGGATCTCTGGAGTGATCCCGGCGTAGTCTTTCCCGCCGAGGTTCTTGATGCCTTTCACGCCGACCGTCAAAATGTCCAGGATCTTGTCCTGGAATTTCGACATATCAAACTGCCCGTGGGCGTCCATCGATCCGCCGAAAACCTTCAGTTTCTCCCGGGTCGTAAAAATCCCGAGCGTGAAGACCGTCTTCGGTTCCCCGGTGTCATACTTGCTTTGGAATGTTTCTGTCTCTTTCGCGTCAATGCCTAGCATTCTTGCCTCCTGTCCCTTGTGTTGATGATTACTCGAACTTCAGAACGAGCTCGTCTCCGCCGGCGTTTGACGCCAATCGGAACGCGAGGTCCTCGGTCCGGATCCCGTTCCGTTCCCCGGCTCCGACTTTCTCGAGCACGAGCTTCGGAGCGGTCACGGTCAGTTTGTTGCCGGCTGCGCTTCCCAAAACGAGACTTAGGGCGCGCTCGGTCGCGGCTTGCCAATCCCCGACGAAGTCATAGGTGGCCTTTAGCACCGCTTCCGGGTTGATCGTGCCGGCGGGTTTTCTGCCGGTGATCAAAAATCCTTTGAGGCCGGTCGCGCTGTTCAGGTCGTCTTGCTTCACGACTTCGTTCGCCATATCGATCTTCACGGCCTGGGCGATCAGCGTCGCTACGCTGTTGAGCGTCAGGGTCGAGTTTTCTACGATCGGCGGCGTGGTTGTTTCGTAGGTCGGCGCCGACGGATCCGTTTCGTCCGTGATCTCGTCGATCAGACCCTGGAGCTTGATCTCAGCGGTCGCGATCTTGCCGGCTTCAAAGTCAAAGGACACGGTCCCGCGGCATCCGGTGACCTTGTGCAGTTTGCAGTTCCCGGAATCCTGGAGCTCGTAAAGATAAGCGGTTGCGGAGAGGAACGTGCTGTCGCACGGCGTGTACGTCACGCTGGATCCTGCCGCAGCGGTCTCCGTAAGACCGCATGCGACGAGGGCGTCACCGATCCTGCCGGCAGTGCCTTTCGTCCCGGATCCTTTGATCTCGACCTGGAAGGATAACTCGGCCCACCGCTGGCCCATGATCGGCGCGGAGTTCGAGAGCGTGCTCCGGACAAGGTCCCGCTCGAGCAGGTCCCCGTTGTATTCGATCTTGATATTTTTTGCCTCGATGGCGTTTTCGGAGACCGTCGGCACCGAATCGGTACCGTACACTGATTCCCGTTTCACGAGGAGGATCTTGTTTTTGTTTAGAAACATGGCCGTTTCTCCTTTTCCTTTTTAGGTTCTTGCGACTGATGCCTGTCTGAAAAACAATTCGACGGTTAAAACGACGCTCCGGACCGGGTACTCTGCGTACTCGAACCGTTCGCTTTGAATATAGGCGTGGATCGCGCTCCCTCCGACCGTTCGGTCGGCTGAGATGGCTTTCTTCACGTCGAGCATTAAATCTATGATTCCTTTGTTGGTCGCGTCGCCGACGATCTGTTTCTCCGGGTCCAGGCATTCGATAAACCCGACCACTTGAACGCGGAAGCGAAGGTCCTGGCGGCCGTAGACGTCGTCCGCTTCGAGGAGCTCCTGGGGTTCAATGACGATGAAGGGAAAACTGGGGACCGCTTTCCGGACCCCGAGAAAAATGTTTTTCACGTACGCGGCGAGCGTCGCGTCGTTCGTGAGCTGCGTCTTTAATGCGTTTAGGACCGTTGTCTCTTGTGCCATTAACTCGCCCCTAGTTCTTTCGATACGGCCCGGAGCACCATTCCCGGGATCTCGCCCTGCGTTTCTTCCAGCGTTCGCGATAAATAACGGCGCGCTGGCATCGTTACACTTTTAACTAAAACGAATAGTGGGCTCAATTTATTTTTCCCGCCGGATTGCTTTCCGTAGATGATGTTCTTGATAATGACGCCCGTGTCGTAGCCCGGGATCTCACCGTCGAAAAGTTTTCTGGCGGTAAATCCGCCGCGGAGGTCCCCGCCTTTCGTCTTCGCTTCTCCGATCGGGATCGTGAGATTCTTTCTTCCTCCGGTCGGGCGGATCGTGCCGCCGGTCTCGTGGATGCCGGCATAAGGGACGCGCTCCCCACCGCGCGCCCCAGAGCCGATCTCCGCGGTCACCTGGTCCCCGGTCACCCTGGCAATGGATCCTATGGAGTTTATGAGACGGCTGGACCGGACGTTTAAGATCGGTCCTGAAACGTTCTCTTTCAGTTTCCCTTCCACCATCGCGCCGGCTTGCTGGAAAGCGCGGAACATAACCTCGCCGACCCTTGACGCGGTTTGCGTGGACAGCATCCGCTCGATGCGTTTCCTGTCCTTCGCGTCAATGTAAAACTCAATCGCCATAGGGAGTGTTCCTGTACCTCGCGAGCACTTCTTTCGCTCTTTTTTCGAGGGCGCTGATCTTCCCGCCGATCTCATCGTCCGCGACGGCATTGATCCGCGTTTTAACGCGCATGTACTCGGCGATGGACATGTCGATGATCGCTTTCTTGAAGTCCTCCGGGACGGCGGCGTAGCCGGCCTGGTACTGAACGCGGACGTTCCCGGTCCCCTTTGTAAACTTGAGGGAACTGTCGAGCTTCAGGATCCCGTTCGCCGTGAAGGTGTAATCGGCGGCATCCAGGAGCGTATCGGCGCTGAAGGCCCTGTCCAGGTCGTCATAAACCGCCAGAACGGCCGTTACGGGCGTCTCTTTGAGGACCAGGCGCCCAGACTCCCCATCCCCGTCGAAGTCCTCCGTATAGGTCGAAATTGTGCTGATATTGCGGTCTACCTGGCTTAATGCGTCGGCCTCGGCGCATGCGATGATCCGGTCCAGGAGCGTGTCGTCTGTGGTGGTCCCGGAAGGGATCCCGAGGAAAAGTTTTACGTCTGTTTTTGTAACGGTTGACATGGCGCGTGCCTCCTTAAAATGTCGTGTAGTCTTTTTGCTGATCTATCCCATGTGAATTTCTCGAGGATCCGCCGGCTGGCCGCGCGCCCTCTGCGGAGCGCTTCCGGGTATTCCCTCATGACTTTGAACATCTGTTCGATCGTGGATTTTCCGCTCGGTTCGTAGCCGCGCGTTTTCAGTTTGTAATCGCGGAGGTCCAGTTCCCTGGTCCCGTGTTCGACGACGTAGCCGACCTGTTCGTCGAAGAAGTCCGCGGTCCCGGTGTTCTTTGTCGCGACGCACGGGGCGCCGGTGGCCATCGCTTCGCAAAGCGTAAGGCCCCACCCCTCGCCAAAACTCGGAAGCACGAAACAATGCGCGGAGTTGTAAAGCGCGATCAGTTCCTCGATCGGGAGTTTGCGGGTATCAAAAACGATATTCTTCTTTTTTCCGTACCGGATCACCCGGTCCGCGAGCTGCGGCCGCGGGAGCCGGCGAAGCATTCTCCAGAACGGGACGATTTTTCCGCGGTCCTTGATGATGTCCATGCGCTTGTTCCAGAGGTTCCGGAAAAACTGCCACCAGTTGATCTTTGGGACCGTGGTCTTGATGTAGATCTCGACGTTATCGAGTTGCTCGAGGATCTGGACCGCCTGCAGGATCACCGGGTATCCTTTTCGCGGATTTGGAGCGCCGACCCAGAGGAAACGAAAGGGGACAGATGGCTTTCGCTCGTGGTAACGATAAACCTCCGGATCGACGCCCTCCCAGCAAACTTCGATCGGTTTTTTCGTGTATCTTGAAAACACGTCTTTGCAGAACCGGCACGGCACCAGGATCAGGTCCGCTTTGTTGATGCCCTGGACGTAGGTCTCCGGAAGATCGAGGAATTCCCACATCGAAAAAAGCACGTTGAATTTTCCGGGGACCGGGAAGAACTGGTCCGCCGGCGTGATCGTGATCGCAATGTCGGCGGTCTCGTCCAGGTCCACGTATTTTTCGATATGCTTCAGCATCTGCGAGTTGTGGATGTTGTAGCCGAGCGCGTTCGCGACATGGCCGTGAGGTTTCGTGACCCAGTGGAGTTTCATTTTCTCTTTTGTCTTCATTTTGTGATCACCCCCGGGAGCTCCACCATCGCAAACCGGCAGCAGGTGTGCACGGTCCCCGGCTCCCCGCGCCGGCGTTTCCCGCATTTCGTGCACGTAAAAACGGAGTATTTCCGGATCATCTTTGAGTGGAGTGCTGCGCTATTGATCCGTGGCAAAAAATTTTTCATGATCTCACCTCGTCTTCCTGGAAATCAATGTCAGGCGCGATCTCGGGCCTGTAGACGGTATGGTTTTTCGCGATCGTGAAGGTCTCGTCCGGATACTTCCAGTCCGGGTCCCTGTCGCATTCGTAAAGAGCGACGGGCCTCGGGTTGAGCTCATTCTTGGGCCAAAAGTCAGAGCCGAGTTTGTACCTGGCCAGGACCTTGATGTTTTTAAAGCCGGCGAACTTCAAGAGCAGTAGCATGTCCGCTTCCGTAAATTTCCAGATGTAACCTTCCCACCAGATCCCGGAGGCCGGCCACGTGTCCGCGACAAGATAAAACTTCTCTTTCGCGGCGTGGTGCATTTGCTTCAAAAGACGGAGAGGATCTTCAACGTGGCAGACGACGTCTCCCGCGAAAACGACGTCGAAGGATTTCTCCGGGAGATCTTTGATCGAGTAGGCGTTCCGGTGCAGGAACTTTACTCCGGACCCGATCGCTTTGTGGATGTACCGCCTGGCGGTCCGGTCGTCCATGTCGAGGCCCGTGACAATGGCTCCCCGCCTCTCGAAATGGTAAGAGTAGAATCCGTCCCGGCATGCGACGTCCAGAAGCGTCTTGCCTTTTACGTCAAATTTGAAGTGCTCGAGCGTCGGGTTAAGGTCCCACTGCCCGGTGATGTTGATCCCTTTCTCCGGGATCCGGAAGGTGTGATAAAACTCGATCTTCATTGCTTCACCACCTTCGTCTTGTCCTTGTCACAGCCCGGGCAAGCGTACCGCTTTTCGCAAAGGGTCGAGGTCTCGTTCAGTTTGAACACGGGATCGAAAATGTTCCCGACCGTTTTGATGCCGAGGTGCTTGTCAAGGATGCAGCGGAACGCGTCCCCGTTCGGCTGGACGTTCAGGTGATACTGGCCGCCGTCACAGAGGTGCTTCTCTCCCGGCGCTGCGTCCGGGATCCGGTCCGGGGAGGTATAGGTCTTCAGGATCTCTTTTTGCTCGTCCGTGTATTCGACCGCTGTTTTCGTGGCGAAAGGATCAACGTGGAATGTGATCCCGAGCCCGTCAAAATGTTTTTTGAGCGCGGGGATCATCGCCACCTGGTCCGGATGCGCGACAAAGTTCACGGAGATCGGAATGCCGGCAGTCCGGAGCCTCAAGGCCTTAAACGAGAACGCGTCAACGTCCACGCCCTGGGACGGATGAAACGAGAGCGTCATGTGGAAGATCTGCGTGTAGATCCGCGGATCCTTCAAAAATGCCATGACGTCAAAGGCGAGGTTCGTCGTGATCGCGATCCTGATCGATGGCTTCAGGAGCAGCAATAAATCCATGAAGTCCGGCATGATGAATGGCTCGCCGCCCGTAAAGTCTACGATCTTCGGTTCAAGGCGGTTCAGCGCGTCCGCCCATTCTTTTGCGGTCCGGAACTTCTCGGCCTTGAATTTTTCGTCATTGCGTTCCCAACAGTACGGGCACTTGTAATTGCACGCGTACGTCAAAAATAAAACGATGCTTCTTAACATGGTCTGTCCCCCACGCAAAAAACCGCTTTGCCTTTCGTGAATTGTTTGAGCTCGCAGGTTACGATCCGGAACCCTGCACGCGTTACGAGCGCCGCGGCGTCCGCTTCGGAATAATGCCGGTAATGAAAAGGAGAAAGGGCGAGGTCCACGCTCTCGTGCGGGACCGAGATAATAAAAAGACGTTTTGTGATTGATTTTATGAGGGCAAGAAACGGCTCCGGGTCCTGGAGGTGCTCGATCACCTCAAACGCGACGGAGACGTCCACGAGCGGTTCAACGGGCGCCAGACGTTCAATGCTCGCGCGCTCGAAGCGCACGTTCTCCGCTCCGAAGTTCTCTTGCGCGAATTCGATCGTTTCCGCGCTGTCGTCGACGCCGATCACGCTCCCGGCTTTCTCCGCTATGAGGCGCGTTCCGTAGCCGATCCCGCATCCGAAATCGATCACCGTTTCTCCGGGTTTGACCAGGTCCGCGGCTTGCTGATAGCGCCAAACGTGCCAGAAATCGATCTCCGCGACGTTCGTCGCCACTTGACGTTCCCCGCTCATGAGCGAGCGGTCGAGGGCCTCCCGGCTTACGATCTCTTTCATAGCGAGTACCTCGCGAACGGGAGCAGCGTCTCGTCCTGGCCGCCGGCGTTTACGATCGTATGCCCGAGTTTCTCGGAAGCGTACTTGATGTGCTGCAGGCTTTCCGCGATGAATTCTTTTCCGAACTTCATGGGATCCGGCGTTCCTTTCCCGTAGCAGTAGTCTTTTGCCGGGTCCCCTGTGTAGGTCTGGTCCGCGCCGGCGATCGCCACGAACACCTGGTCCGGTCCGCGGAAGTGCTCGTTCAGGAGATGGCAGAGCGCGTTTAAGAGCATGGTCCCGCCTCTGCGGTTCGTGTAAAAAAACGGGACATCGTTCCAGCGCGTAACCTCGATCCACTTCTGCCGCTGCTGGTCGGTCGGTTTAATGCTGGTAGGGATCATGGCGTAGTCTTCGGCGTGCATCCACACGCGGAGGTTGTCCGGGTCAATGGCCCAGGCGTTATTCATGGCGTACAGGGAGAATCCGTTCTGGAGGAACTTCGGGCCGTTCTTGGCGTACCAGTCCTTGACGTAGCCGGCGGAGCCTAAAAGCAGGATTTTCTTTATCATCATGTCCCCTTTTTTAAAAAGACAAAGGGGCGGGCGAGATCATCACCCGCCCCAATTGTCTGTAAAACGCGCTTGGTTACTGCGCAGCAGTAACTAAACGGCAGAACGCTGACGCTCTCGCCATCGCAAGACCCCAACGAGTGATCATGCGGAAAACGAGCTGATCCGACGCGAAGTTCGTGTACGGATCCACGTCGATCGTCATGGCGCCTTTTCGGCGTCCGACGTAGAAATACTTCCAGTTCCCGAACGCGGCGAAGGCCGTGCTGACGGCGGAAGCGGCTTCAGCGGGAGCTTTCACGCTCTCGATGATGTCGCGGTTCCACAGCGCGGCAGGGCGAACTCCGGACGGCTCACGGTAGATGTACCGTTGCTGGCTGTCCTTCAACGTGTCCGCGTAATACTGGACGTCCTTCCCGTAGACAAACGCACCAACGGCGGCGTCGGCAGCGGAAAGTTTGCGGATCATGCTGCGGAAGTGATCCGCGGTCACGGACGAGAAGTTCACAAGCCCGGAGCCCATCACGACGCTGAAACCGCAAGCGGCGGAGAGAACACCGGAGCAGGGATTCCCGGTCCCGTTCAAGGCCTGGTTGTCAAGCTCGAGGCCTTGCGCGTACTGCATCTGATCGTTCAAGAGCGAAACGACGTCGACGTCAGAATCGTCGAGAAGTTCCTGCGCGACGGGGTTCGTCAAGCAGAACAGTTTCTTCGCTTCGAGGCTGACCTGCCCGAAAGACGGATCGGACTTGGTCGGGGCGTTTTTCTCCGCGACCCAGTACGGCGTCACGATCGAGGCTTCCGTGGGAAGGAGCATTTTGTCCTTGCTCATCGGAAGAACGGTCGCGTTCTGCAGGAGGAACGACACGTCACGCGCGAGCATGACGAGATCGGCCTGGAATTCATCCGGGACAAGATATCCGCCCAGGGAATCCGATTGACCGGCGAGACCGGTTTTTTCCTGCATGTCTTGCAGTTCCATGCGTGACTTCACATCGCCACGCATCGCCTTGATGAAGGTGATGCACCACTTTTTGTAGTTGTGCATCTTTTCTTCATTGGCAAAAGCCGGGAACAGTTGCTCGCGCCCCTTGATTTTCAGGAGCGTACCGATCCCTTGTTTCTCGAGTTTGTAGCCCTTGAACTCTTTTTCGATCTTCAAGTTCAAGTTCGGCGCACCGGCCGCGGGGAGCTTCTCGAGCTTCTCCACGCGTTCGGAGATCGTCTTCACTTCATCGGCGACCTTGCCGACCTGCTCGGTCACGAGGGTTTTTACGCCCGCGATCCCTTCGTCGATCTGCTTCTTCAACGCTT